ATGAAATCAAGATGTCGAAAGAGCAGATGTTTCATAAGGCTATGGAGTTTATAAAAGCAGCTTTGGAAAAGAAAGAATGACCATTGGTGAAGAAATAAAAAAACAAAGGCTTGAACTAGGTTGGTCAAGAGAGGCAGTTGCCATGAGTGCAGATGTCTCTGAGACAACTTTGTATAGGCTAGAAAACAATAAAACAGAACCACACTTTACTTTGTTAAAACGTATTGTGACAGTTCTACAGGGAAGAATAGAGGTAAAATTTAATGCAGAATATAATAAAGATAATGGATAGAGAAGATAAAGAACAAGACAAAAGAAAAGTTGGTGTTACTCGAATGGGTATTTTTGTCTTACAGTTTATTAGACAATATGTGGAAAAACATGAAATACCACCAACACACAGAGAGATATTTGATTTTTTACAAACAAAAGGATATGGCAGAAATGCTAACTCTTTTGACTTTGCTGTAAAGAAACTGATTGCGAGCGGCAAGATAGAAAAGAGAGGTGCAACTCGCAACCTGTGGCCTGTAGACTAAAAACTTCTTTTATATGCTCTTGAGTTTTTTGTTTTCGGTAAAACCATTGTGCCTTGTGTAATAATGATATATTCAAATTGACGTATTATAATTTTTTTATCTTTTACATAAGGCTCAACCTCTCTAACAACCATAGCAGTGTTTGGATCATTTTTTAGAAAGGCTTTGTAAGACAATAAGGCTTCTAATTGAAAAGCATAAAAATACATAAGCTGTTGATCATTACTGGGTACATCATCATTTTTATGTAACATCTCAAACTCACCTTCTCTGCCATGATAAAATGATTGGCAGATAGTATGTGATAATTCTTTTGCATCTTCTGTTGTAAATTCTATTTTCATGTCATTCTCCATTTTAACCATTTAATCTTCTTTCAACCTCATTATTTAACTCTTGGTTATCTTCATCAATGTCATGTGAATAGATGCCAAGAGTTGTTTGCAGGTTGCTATGCCCTAGCCTCTTCTGTACCCATGTTGGGTTTCTACCCAGCTTGGCAGCTTCAGCCAATAGCAAAGAGCCGTAGTAATGTCTAAGTCCATGCATTGCACCCTTCCATTCCACATTTTGCCCTTTTGACTCTAAATGTTTTAGAGCCTTATGCAAACCAAACTTAGCTAAGTTATGCTGAATGATAGGCTTGCCATCATACTTTTGCTCTGATTGAAACATCCATTCTAGGTTTGGATTTGCCATAACAAACTTTCTAATCCTTGTGGCTAGTTCTGAACCAAGAGGTAGTTTCCTATTAGATGATAAAGTTTTAGTTGATAACTCATAGCCAGTTTCAATAGCAATAACATTTCTTGACCTGTCTACAGTTCTTTGTATATGCACTGTATTATTAGTCCAATCAAAGTCAGATGGCTTGATACCATTAGCCTCAGATGCTCTAAGACCATTGGCACAGAGATGAACATAAATTGCATACTTTTCCTTGCATACCTGGTCAACTGTTCTCAATACAAGCTGTGCATCTAATCTTTTAGGTACAAAAGCCTCTTTTTTTACAAGTGGTATAGAAAAGCCTCTAACGTCTAACAATGGGTATAGTTCTCTGTCCTGCTTATGGAGCCACAGTAAACCACTTTTAAAACTGGCAAAAATAGAGTGCTTATATTTAGAACTGTGAGTATTAAAGTTTACCTCAATCTCATTAACTAATTCTTTAAGAAAAGCATCATTTATCTGTGTGACATAGTAATCAATAATCTTCTTACCATTAACATAAATACGTCTGCCAATACCTTTAGCATACTCTTCATCATCAAAGTTCCAAAGATTTTTATAGTGCAAAACATAAGTCTCATAAGATTGTATTCTTATTCTTTTCTCACCATCAATTTTGCCTAATGTTCTTTTCTCCATGTGCAGCAGATAACCTTTTGCAAAGTCAGCCACTGTCATTAAATTTTTATTTTGTTTAGCAGGCAAAGACCAATAACTTTGTAGTTTTTCTTTTACCTTGTCAGGTGTTGCACCATAAACTTTTCTACCATATCGGCTACCATCAGAAACTCTTGCATAATAAAGATTTCTGTCTTTTTGATATTTTACTTCAATATCCATGTCATTCTCCTATAGATAAAGACTGTGATCTGTTCTAATTACAGATAGGTTGATTTTATCCTGATAGTCCTGCTTTACTATCTCATAGGCTTTTTTAAGCTTCTCAGCTTTGTCCTTTTCAGTTTTAGAAATGATCTGCTCAATAACAGTATCAATCTCTTTAATAGCTTGTGTTGGTGTCATCGTCATTCTCCAATATTTGCGTTAATAATTAATATATAGGCGTAAACGCCTAGTATGTCAAGAGGGTCACGAGTAATAAACTTGTAACCATTGAATTTTTTAGTGACCACAAGGTGACCACATTTTAATGGTAAATTGGTTGTAAATAGGTTGGAATGATATGGAAAGTTTATGGGTAAATATTTATTAAGATATGTTTCAAACCCTTGTCCTGGCTTAAAAAATGGCAGAAAACGTAGGGTCTGAAAATATAAGGATATGGCGAGAGTGACGAGACTTGAACTCGTGACTTCTGCCTGATTTTGATAATAATTACAGTAACTTAGCATTTTACAGTGTCCACTCAGTGACCAATTTCACTTCCAATAGTATAGCTACTAAATACCCATACTGTCAAAGTTGGTGGTCACTGACCACAAATGCTATTTCTTTTTCTTCTTCTTTTTAAGCTTCTTAAAATCTGCACCAGTAATTTTAGTTCTGGGTGCTGCTACCCTGGCAAGCTTTTTTTGCTTTGGTGAATACTTACTAAAAGGCATTACTTTCCCACTTTCTTGGTAGCTGCCCTGTGAGCCTGAGTGAACGTCTTTCCTGCTCGCATAAGCTTACGCATCTCTGTCATGTGCTTTTTTGTATGATGTACAGAATGTTTTTTTAGTGTGGCTTGTTGCCTCTTAGTAAGTGCTGCCATTTTTATTTCCTCTTCATTGGTTTTTTCTTGGTCATGGTTTTCTTGCCCATCATTTTCTTACCATTCTTCTTTTTCTTCATACCGCCATAGTTCATGCCCTTCATGATTTTTTCTCCTTTTTTTTGTTTCTCTCTGAGATTTTTTTTGCCTTTGCTCTCGCATCAGCAGATGAACTAGCCCCCCATTTGCGGAGTGCCAGTAACTTCCTGGTTGGTTTGCCATCTTTGTAATCAGGGCCACGACTTGCACCCATCCTCGCTAAAAAACTTGCTCTGCGAGGGCTGTCACCGCTCTTTATAGGTCTTTTGAGGTTAGACCCTTGCGATCTTGCAAAACGCCTTCCTGCCTCATTCAAACCCCCTGAGGGCGATTTGTGCTTTGAAGTGAGATTTATACGCTTTCTCATTTCTTTGTATCTTTGTTGTGGAACTTATCAAAACTTCTCAAGCCACCAATGCCTAACATACCTAATAATAATGGCATCATTACTGTCATATCAGCTTGTGGTATTGTTATTCCAAAACCTGCACAGATAGGACTGATCATATAGTTGATTGCTAATGACAAACCACATATCCAACCGATAAGTGGACGCCAAGACGACTGGAACCAATTTCCCTTTGCTTCTTCCTTGTTGATAGCTAGTTGTGCCAGTAAAGCTTCTTGGGCGTGTTTGTCAGCCATCGTAGCCAACTCATGTGCAAGCTTTGCCTTCTGGTCTTTATCTTCAATAAATTTATCAAGTATGCCTGTGACAGGCCCAACTAAAGTTCCTAGAATACTCATATATTATCCTTTGTTTGGTGAGGGATATTAAATGGCACCCACCAAATATATCCCTCATAACGCTATGTCTTTTTCTTTTTCTTTTTGCCTAGTAAATCTGCATCTGCCTTTCTTGCTCCACCGCGGCCACTGACAAAACTTTTTACACGTGCGAGCGCCCACTGGTGTTGTGATACCTTTGGTCTGCTGCCTGATGAGAAGTATGCACCGAGTCCACGTTTATAGACTTTATCAAGTGTAGATTTAGCAAACCTTCCTGCACCAGGTATTGATGAATATTTACCACTGCTTTTTTTCTTAACTGCCATCAGCCTTTACTCCTTCTCTTTGAGATACGATCCATCATGGCAGGTGTCAGTTTTCCTTGCCTGTAAAGTCTAGCTGTTCTTTTTATTTCTTTTTCTCTAGCTTTTGGGTTCTTAGCACCACGCACATATTTTTTTGGTACGCCACCTTTTGTTTTTGGCACTTTTTTAAATTTGCGTTTTTTGACAGCCATAATTAACCTTTGCTTTTAAATTTATCAGTTATCTTTTTTAGGAACAGATTTAGGTACGCAATAAGCCTTGACCCATATTCGGCTATCCCCACTGAGTGATAGGTCATAGTTTTGTGACTTAATTTTTTGTGCAATTCTAAGGCACGTATCCAAATCAGAGAAATAATACATATCCTCCTGAAGCGTTCCAGATAAAAACACTAATAACACCCATGTCACTATTTCCTAGCCATCCAGGCTGATGTACCCATATAAGTGCCAACAATACCTGCACCAGATATATATAAAAGATTGCTGATATCAGATAATGCGTTGATCTTTTCTATCGGCATAAAAAACATTGCAGCAGTAAATACACCCATGCCTATAAGTGTGTATCTAGCCATTCGAAGCTGTGCGATCTGCTTTCTAAGTTTTGACTCTGTCTCTTTTATTTCTTTGACATGAGACAGTTCTTCATCAGATACAACGCCATCACCATCTTCATCATATTCATTGAACACAGATTTTTTCTGTAGCTTTTTCTGGCTCATGAAATAGCTTCCATTCTTTTAGCTAATCTCTCTGCTCTGTTAGTTACCTGTCTGTACCAACGGCTGTCTCTCATCTCTTCAGCAGCTTTTGTATAGTTTTTATTTATGATGTTGTTGATAGTTTTTCTAAACTTGCTAAATCTTGGCAGTCCTAAATTAAACATCATATTGGCACAGATTTGTTTGACTTCTTCATCCATGTCATCCCAATCTTCAAAGACCTTCTTACAGTCCTTGATGACTGACTTAATATCTTCTTCAAACAGTTCTGTGCATCTATCTTCATCAACCTGAGTACCTACAGGCTGATCAAACTCTGGCTCATCTTCTCTGCATAAATGTCCTATACCCACAGTCTTTAGATCAAGGTGATCAAGATACACTTCATACTTTACACCCTCATCAATGATGAGTTGCTGTCTTAGTTTTTCCATGTCCATGATTATTGACCTTGTTGATTATCCTGTGGCTTTGGCAATGTAAGTGTCACAATCATATTGTT